AACACAATATTCTTGATCTTTCATGTGTTCTCTAACACCTTTGAAATTATTAATTAAAAAACTAAAAGCTTCTTTTGCACTTTTAGCTTTGATATCAAAACTAGACTGACCGATAAATTTTCTTAATCTGCCATAAATAGTTAATTTAATCATTTATTTCAGATGGATATACAACAATAATAGACTCTGATTTAGGTTCCACAAGATAAAAAGGTAAATCTAAATACTTACAGGCCATTCTATCAGTATGACTAAAAGCCAGTTCTCCATCAGGGTGGCTGTGTACGATACCAAGAACCTCTCCTTGGTCTTCACCTTTTGCATAATCTATAGGGTCTATCACAAATGATTTTTCTTTATATGCACCAGATATGTTTTTACATTTCCAATATGTTTCAACACCATCAAGATCAATTACAAGTCCACAACATTCCTCAGGATACGCCTCTGTAGCGTGAGTAAAAGCATCAGTAGCCCAATAGTATTCAGACATCAAATAAACGTACCAGCGGCGGGAAATAAGTCTCTTGTAACAGTTCTTTGAGGTATTTGTCTATTTTCTAAGTCATGGGCTGCTGTAAGTTCAAACTGAACAACCTGTCTATTTTCAATAGCTTTTCTATCAATAACATATATTTCATCACGCAATCTATCTGCACTAGGAGTTCCAAATGGATTTGTACCAGAGGAAAAATTAGCATTATCTAAAGCAGAAGCAAGCGGCATTTTTCTTGTAAGTTTTGCGTCTATTAGATCATTATGAGGTGTAACTGCGTTTACTATCGCCAAGAAATCACTCATAGTAGTAACAAGACCTGTTGCTGGGTTTTGTAAAATTCCACCTAGATTAGAAAATGTAATTATTGGCCTTGTTAAAACTCCTGTGCTTTTTTTTTCAAAACCTTGAGTTTGCACTGCAACTCTTTGGTATGAGTTTGATTGAAAAATTACTTCGCCAAATGAGTTAAGATTTGCACCAGCATGAAATCTATAAACAGTAGGTAAACCTTGTGGATTTCCAGTAGCAATATGTTTTCCGACAGTAAGCTCCAATTCAAAAAGTTCAATAATATGACTAGGGTTTATTTTATTTAGTTCAGCAAAAGGTATAGCCATTACGCCTCGAATACCTCCCTAAAAACACAACTTAATCTAACTCTATTTAAAAATGGAATTGTTCTTGGGAAAGAAGTACAAACAAATTTTCTTGAACTTGATTCACTTGGCAATGTGTAGTCAAAAGATGCACCATCATCTACTCTTGAATTTAAAAAACTTATTGCTGTATCTGCATCAGTTTGAGAAAGTTCAAAAACTAAATTTACTGACAAAGGGTTTTGATTAAGCCCTTCTGTTAATCTTTGTTCAAAACCATCACCAAAACTTATAACATTTACTTTTGGTCTTGCATCAATCCTAGTGTTGTAAATAGGATTTGTTATTGGAAAAGTTGCCATTATGCTAATAATCCTCCAGATCGTTTTTGATTTATTATCTCAGCCTGTATTGCCGCTGCAAGCTGTTCTCCAAACTGATTAGCATTTGCATCATCACCTTGAACAGCAGTTCCAGAGGCATCAACATTTATAACTATATTATTTGTAACTCCGCCCAATTCATTATTAGGAATAATTGTACCAGCTTTAGAAGGTACAAAAAGTTCAGGTCCTCTTTCACCAACAAGTGAAGCTCTACCAATAGGTGGTCTACCACCATTGGCAAATTTTAGTTTACCAGCAGATAACAAATCTGCATCAAATCCAAGATTAAAAACATCATCGGTAACTAAAGGTGCAACACCACCTCTACCACCACCAAATAAACCTCCGAGAGCCTTACCTAAGAAATTACCTAAACCAGAAACCGCCTGTTGCATAGCAACTTCAATTAATTTACGTTTTAAATCATTTAGAACACTTATTGCTGCATCACCTAAACTTTTAGTTCCCATTGCAGCGTCAGTCAAATTTTGTACAACTCCATCTTCTATTGATTGGCCTATTTCCATAAATTTTTCTTTTAACTTATCTGCCTCAGATGTGGCATTTTGTAATTCTGTTGAAAAGGCACTTGATCCTAATTCCACCCCATCTAAAAGACTGATTGTGCTTTCTAGGTTTTGATTAAATAAATCAGATATTTGCAAGGTTTCATTATTTGTATTTTTTATTGCTTCTGCTTTATCTTTTGCATCTTTTACTTTTTTGTTAATTTCATTTTGTTTTTGATTTTGTTTTTCTTTTTCTTTTGTTGTAAGTGCCTCAGTAATAAGTTCTGTTTTTTTATCATTTAAAAGCTCTTGAAATTGTTTTCTTGCTTCAGCACTAAATCTTCTTTCAAAAAAACCAAATTCTTTACTTATTTCATCAGTTGCAAAGTCTCTCGCTTCCGTTTCAATTTTTATCATATCTTTCTTGCCAAGTTTACTAACAAGACCAATGCTCTCAACAAGTTTTGATATTTGTTTTACAGCTTCAATACTTATATCTAAAATAGTTTTTATTTCATCCTCAAGCTCTGTTCCAATAGTTCTTGCAAGAGTTTCAATCGAATCTTGCAAAGTTGATAATTTACCATTTAAAGTTGTTGCCTGTGCTGTGGCTCCACCAAAAAATGCACCGCCTTCATTTGTAAGATTTATAAGGGCTTGATTTACAAGGTCAGCTCCAATCTTTCCTTGCCTTTGTGCTTTTTCAAAAGCGTCTCCTTGCAAGCCAGTAATACGTTTTAATTCAGTCGTTATATCAACTCCTCTTTCTAATAACTGTAAATTTTCTTCTTGTTGTAATTTTCCTTTTGCTCTTATCTGTCCAAAAGCTGTAGCTATTCCCGAAAGATCAGCACCAGTGGCACCAGCTACCTCAGATAACCTTTTTGTTGTGTCAACTAATTCATCAGTAGCAAATCCAAATGCTTTTAGTCTTTTTGTTTGTTCTATTAATTCACTGCTAGTGAAAGGTGTGACAGCACCGAAATCTTGTAAATCTTTTATTATTTTATTTGTTTTTTCAATCGAACCAGTTAGTACTTCAAGACTTTTTCTTTGTGTTTCTAATTCTGCTGTTTTGATAAAAACAAATCTTGCTGTTCCAAGAACAGCTATTGCAGCTAATAATGGTTTTAAAGCTCCTACTAAAGTACCAACACCAGCACTAGCGGTTTTTGCCGCTTTTCCAGTATTTCTAAGTGATCTGTTTGATCTGTCTAAACCACCTTTTAATTTATCTGTGCTTTGACTTAATTTTTTTGTTTGTTCATTTACTCTTTTCAAAGGAGCAATAGCATTTTGTGCATCAACTATTAATCTGACTGTTGACTGTGCCACAAACTCAAATAACCTTTATTATATATTATCCTAATTTACGTTTTTGTCGTTGCATTGCCTTTTTTTCTTCCTCAATCTTTAAATCATAGTAACCAGCCCAATGTATCAACTCAGCTTCGGTCATATTTAACCTGAGTTCTTGTACTGTTTTTTTAAGTTCTGTTGCTAGGAAAAACTCAAACTTTAGCCAGTTATCCCCTTTTAATCGTTTTTTGCTTCTGAAACATCAGTTTTAATATTCATCATAAATATTTCTAAATCATTTAAGACTCTTTCTGGCAGGGACCTCTGTAAAATAGGAGCATCTGACATATCAAAAGCTGGATCACCATTTTCTTTTTGAGCAATCTTACATAAAAGCTGAGTTGAAACAATAAGTCCTTCATCAGTTCCAGCTAATTGCTGTGCTTTTTGACGATCAAATCTCGTAATTGGAGGAAAATACAAAGTGAATAAAATCTTACCTTCCCCATCTTCCACTTCATATTTCCTTCTGGTGGTCATTTCATCTTTGAAAGCACCAATAAGAAGTTCAGCTGTTCTTTCTGTTGGCATAAATTAATTAAATAGCTGATGTAATCGTACCGCTTGGTTTGAATGTGATGCTTATAGTGTTTACATCACCTATTGCTGAAGTTTGATCAAAACTTGTTATCAATCCACTAAAGCTGATCTTTTTTGTTCCACTTGCACTATCAGGAAAAAGCTCAAAAGATGCTGTTCCAGCGTCACCAGTTGTCAATACACCATCAACAAATGTTGCAGTTTCACCTGAAGCTGCAGCATCATAAACAAGCTCTGCAGAACCTTCGCCTTCAATTAATCCACCAACAAAAGATTTAAAAGTGTCACCTTGTACAGTTGTTTCTTGCGTATCTTTAGTGATTGACATAGACCATGATCTTGTTCCCAAAACAGGGTTAACTGAAGAGCCACCGTCATCAAATTTGACTTGGCCTACATCACCTTTAACAGCAGCCATAACAATAAAAAGAAAGATTTATAATTATATTAACCTTTTTTTGGTTTTTTTACAGCTTTTGTTTTTTTGCTTTCCATATATCTTCTGCAAGAAGGATCCCAATATTGAGGTTCTCGTCTACCTTTGACAGCTTCAATAGCATCGAGCATTTCTTCAGTAATTTCAATCATGGTGTTAATGATTCATATATTTCAAATGTAATTCTTATTTGTGTTTGAAATTTACCTTCTGGATTTGATTGTAATATTTCAGGTCCGATTGGTGGATCAAACCTTACATCTGAAACTGTAATTCTGTTAAATAAATCTCTCAGCCTTTTACCAATTGCAAAATTTGCACCTGATCCTAATCCTTGTTCTGTATAAATATTAAAAGTAGTAAGACCCACAATAAGATTAGTAGCTGTTGTACTTGAATTTGGGGCTTGTTGAGTAAGGTATTCACTTGCTCCAAAACTAGTGACACATTGGATATACTGATCGACAGTTGATGCATCAAAAGGAACATTATTAAAAACTAGAGGAATTGCTGGACCAATTCTAAACTCATCGTTGAGTCGTTTCTCTATAGTTGCTCTGACTGTATTTATGTCAATTGCTGCCATTATGACCTCCTAAATTCATCTCTTATAAATTGTTCTAGTTG